GGAGGATATGCCGCAGCGGCCGCAAGGCTTTACCCTTGCCTGGCCGGAGGGCTGTGGTACGCTGAGACGCAAGGCGGCTGAGACAAAAATAAGGGCCGCCGCTCCTGGCGCAGCCGGGAGCGGACCTTTTCCGGAAGCCGGGACGCCGGCGGCCGACGAGATGCAGGAGTTCCCCCGCCTGGCCGCATCCAGGAAGCCGGGACGCCGGCGGCCGCCGTCGCCGAAGTCACGGATAGAACTGCTGGAGGAAGAAAACGCCCTGCTTGCGCTCGAACTCGCACAGACGCAAGCGCGTCTTGAGCAGGCGGAGCAGGAGCAGGCTGCATTGCTGCTGGAACTCGTCAATCGGGAGGTGATCTAGAATGGATTGGTTCACCATCGTCAAGCGTCACTATGACGCCGGGCGATACACCGAAGCACAAGTCGCTGTATTTGTGCAGGCCGGCAAGATCACGCCGGAACAGTATCAAGAGATCACAGGTTCTGCGTATGAGGGCTCCGCCGAATAGGCGGGGCCTGATTTGTTGGGGGCGGTGCAAAATGGACGGTATTACAATTACGGCGGTCATATCGGCCGCCGCAGCAATCAGCGGGATTGTGCTCGGCTGGCTCGGGCGGTCGCGAACCGTGCGTCAGGACGGCGCCGAGGACGGCGAGCTGCGCGCCAGCGTTGAGTATATCGCGCGCGGCGTGGATGATCTGCGCGTGGAGATCCGCTCTCAGGGTCAGCGGTATGACATGCTCGCCGAACGGGTGACGCGTGTCGAAGAGAGCGCGAAGCAGGCACATCGGCGGATTGACCGCCTCGAAAACGAAGGGAGAGGTTGAAAATGATCAAACAATGGCTCCGCGCGGCGACGATCCGCGCAATCAAGACGGCCGCACAGACGGCCGTCGCTACCATCGGCACGACGGCCGTGATCTATGAGGTGGACTGGCGGATGGTCGCCGGAACAGCCGCGCTGGCTGCGCTGCTGAGCTACCTGACCAGTCTGGCCGGGCTGCCGGAAGTCGAGAAGGGCGAAGGTGATGAGGTATGAGGATCGCCATTGACGCCGGTCACGGGCCGGAGACGGCCGGCAAGCGGTCGCCCGACGGATCGCTCCGGGAATACCATTTCAACAGCGTGGTCGCTCGGTACGTGGCTGACCGGCTGTTCAACGGCTATGAGGGCATCGATATCATGCTGACGCATGACGACAGCCGCGACGTGCCACTCCGGGAGCGCACCGACCGTGCGAATGCGTGGAAGGCCGATCTGTTCGTGTCGATCCACGCGAACGCTGCGGGAGATGGTTGGAGCAGTGCACAGGGCATCGAGACGTATGTGTACGAGACGCGCCCGCCGGCGGCCGTCGCGCTCGCCAACGCCGTCCAGCGGCAACTGATCCGCGCCACGGGTCGTCCGGACCGCGGCGTGAAGTCTGCGAATTTCCACGTGTTGCGCGAGACCCGCATGACGGCCGTCCTGGTCGAGTGCGGGTTTATGACCAACCGGGATGAGTGCGAGCTGCTCAAGAGCGACGAATACCGCCGCAAGTGCGCGGAGGCCATCGTCGCCGGGATCGTGGAGACGTACGGGCTCAAGTCGAAGCAGCCCGCGCAGCCGTCGGCAACAGACGAGGTATCCGCCTGGGCGCGTGCGGCTCGGGACTGGGCTGTCGCAGAAGGCATAACGGACGGCACGCGTCCGAAAGATCCGGTGACACGGGAAGAGCTGTGGACGATGCTGTATCGGGCATTCGGCGCCCAGAAATAACCGATCCCCGCTCGGCTATGTGCTGGGCGGGGATTTTTTGCTTTGGGCGTACTCTTCAAGCAGGGGGAAATTCAGACATCGATCTCGTCCGGGACCAGCCAGCCGCTCACCGGGTGGTACCTGCTCAGCTCTACCGGCATGTGCTGCGGAATGCTGACCGCGTACTCTCCGGTAACGATTTCGCCCTCGAAGGGCCCCTCCGCCTGGTCGACCGGGAGGAGCAAAAACGCAAAGCTTTCACGGTCTTCGTCGGTCAAATCCTTGACGTTTACAACCCACTTGGTGACGCGCTGGATGTATACGGCTGCGTAACCTCTTTCTTTGATGACGCGGAGAGCTTCCCAGTACATCTCTTTCCACGAGGTGTTCGGCTCAAAAACTTTCAGGAGATCGCGCTTGACATCCACCAGCCGATAGTATTCCGAGATCACTTTGGCTTTTGCCACTGTTTCATTCCTCCCGTTCGCTCTTTCTGATTCTAATTATACCCATATAATTGTGTTATACAAGCGAACACAACACGAACAAATTATGAACTTTTTCGCTCCCGGGCATATTCCTCCGCCCGATCCCGTCTCCACAACGGCCGCCCCTCGAACACCGCGTCCGGCCGGGGGAACTTGCCCCGGTAGGTGGGCTTCAGCGCCCGTTGGCCGGCCAGACTGACGTTCTGTTGGGTTGTTCCGAGCAGACGGGCGAATTCTGCGGCGCCGATGAGGTCAAGGATTGTGTGGTCAGCCATTCGGTTCATCCTTTCGTTTTGCCTTTTCGAGATACGGTCTGTGATACTGCTCCTCAAATGCCTTACGATCCGCGATTGCTTCTGCCAGCGTGCTTCGCGGCGGTCCCCATTTCCGTTTTCCCTTCACCGATATATGCGCCTCGAAAAACTCCTTACCGTTCCGCATGCGCCGATGCACGCCCTTGATGCCTGTACCGCTGTCCGACCTGACCTTTTTGGTCAGTAGCGGCACCTGTACGCCGTCAACGGTGTATTTGGTGTCGAGTGCTTGTCTTGCAGCGCGAATGTGATCGTGCTTAGAACACCCGCAGGTAGCTGCTCCGCCAATGCGCAAAATGGTCGCCGTAAACGGTTGGAGGTTTCCGCATCTGTGACATTTACAGAGCCATAACGCTTGCCCCCGCTCGTTCGTCCCGGCACGCTCAATCACTTCGAGATCGCCGAAACGCCGCCCGGACAGGTCGAGAGCATTCGCGGGCGTCCGCTTTCGCAGGCACCCACAGGACTTTTTTCTGCCGGTAAGCAGTTGGCTTCTCGTGGCGACAGTGGTCTCGCCGCATGAGCATCGGCAGATATATGCCTTCTCTTTTCGCACTTTCTCTGGCGATTCCTCGATGACCTCGAGCTCGCCAAACCGTTGGCCGGGTTCAATCGATGCTTTCATCCCACGATCCCCACTACCACTGCATCTACAATCCGGATCTCTCCGGGGTCCAGCATCCCGTCGTTGTCCACCCGGTTTCCGGCAATGATGACTTGCCGGGAGCCGTATGCGCGGTTCTGGGCGATGGCCTTCTCGATCTTCTTGGCCAGCTCGGCCGGATCGTCGATGTAGTCCGCCCAAGTGGCGGCTGTCGTGCAGCACGTGCCGCCCGCCTTCTCGCCGTCCTCGCCGTGCAGATCGTAGGTGGAGCAGTCATGCTCGACGTCCCACTCGTACGATTCTCGGCAGGTGTCGCCTACGCTGTATTCTTCGTCCGGGCAGAGGGCACGAACGCCGATATAGGGCCATCCCTCGTCGATCAGTTGTTGCGCCAGTTCCATGTATTTCATCGTTCATTCCTCCGTTTCGCTCTTTCTGACTCCATTATATCAAAAAGATTGTGCAATACAAGCGAACAGTATGCGAACAAAATGTGAACTTTTCAAATATCGACAAAACTGGTATAATCCAATCAAGCCGTATGCGGAAGCACCGCTGCGGCCCTTATTATGCTTGCATACCGAACACCCATTCGCATATAATACGGATACAAACACTTGTTCGGGGTGTGGTCCGTATGCACAAGTATATCGGCCGTCGCGTCGAGATCATCTACCAGTCCGCTGACGGCCGCCTGACCCAGCGCGTGGTGCGCGTGCTGGGCGTGCAGGATGACGTTGTGCGGGCGTTCTGCGAAGCGTCCGGCGCGCCGCGGACGTTTCGGGTCGAGAACATTCTGGCTGCGCTGCCGGTGCGGAGGAGGTCGGCGTGAGGCGTTGGCTCGGCCCAATCGAGACCTGCACCTGCAAAGCCCTCATGCGGCCGCGCTGGACCCGTGACCAGTGGCCGCAGGCGTATGTGTGCACGCGGTGCGGGCGGCCGGTGCCGGGGTATGAGCGGATGTGGATGGAGAGGCAGAGGGAGATGGAGAAGGGAGAGCAGCGCGGATGAGCCCGGCTGCTCTCCTTTTTCGATTGCCCACAACGTGCCCACGGTAACACCGTGTAATGGCGTGTAGCGACAAGAAAAGAATGCCTAAAATTCGGCATTCTTGTGAATTCACAGGTAACCTTTGTTTATTTAATAGACAAACAAGGGTGCTTGTAGGGCGCGGGATTTCGGCGATTTTGCCCACAACATGCCCACAGGGGTCAATCAAGCGAGAGGTATGGTCCGAGGAGACTGTCCAGCTTTTCAACGTTCGCCCGCCGGCGCGCCTCGGTGACGTGGAGGTAGACGCGGCGCGTCACAGCGTCCGTCGAGTGG